CAAGTCACCGAAATTTTATCTTGTTCCCGGGAAAAAGATAAAATTTCGGTGACTTGCGCGGCCTGGGGATTGGCCCGCTTCACCCGGGACTCAAGTTCCGGAACTTTGATATTCCAATTCCACTCCGCGTAGGTCGCCAAACGGTCCCACTCCTTCCGTTCGTACGGCATAGTCCTCAAAAGTTCCGGCTCTTCGTACTTCGTTTTCAACTCCGACAACAACCGCGCCAGCCGGGTCATGTCGGACGGGAACCGGGTTTCATTCAACTCAATCGCGAGGCGCTTCGCTTCGTGTTCCGGGATGTCCCCGAGGTCAAGAACCAGCGCCGTTTCCGCTCCGATTCCCCGCAACGAAGTCAGGCGATGGTTTCCATTTACAACCTCGAACTTTCCATCCGGAAGCCGCCGAACAAGCAAGGTTTCCAACTGGCCATTGCGCCGCAAGTTCTCCGACAACTTTTCCTGAATGAAATCATCCTCGTTCTTGTAGTTCCATTCCGCCCGAACAAGCGCCGCGAGTGGCACCGTTCGGACTTCTACCGCATGACCTCCGACGGTTGAAACGACCGGCCCACCCGCTTTCGACTCCGCCGGGACCTCCTTCGCCGGCGTGGGCTGGCCCCCCGCCCCCGCCTTCCCCGCGGGTTTGACCGGCGCCGGCTTCCCCGCCACGGTTCCACCTTTCCCGGCCGCATTGGTTTTCGAATTACTACCTCCAGATTTTTGCGCCATTTTCCCCATCCTCCAATACCTCAACCGCGTGCAATCCATGCCGGGCCATGAGGTGGTTGCAAAGGTCCTCGCAAGACTTCCGACCGATGAACCCATTTTCGAAATCATCTGCCAGTGATGCGAGAATTTCCCGTTTCAATTTGATAATTTCAACGTCCCTGTCGCTATGTGTGACGAGTTTTTCCGCCCGAATATGGAAGACATGCCGATGAGGAAAGCGAAGGAATGCAACGTCCTCAAATGGACATTCCGCCCATTGATGAACCCCCTCCCATTGCAACGAAACAACAACCGCCATCTGCACCGCGTTCTCCATGTCAACCCCTTTCCATGTCCCGCACAACAACCCGCGCGAGATCCTTCGCCGAATCGTCAAACCGTATCTCCGGAAGTCCCGGATTCATAAGGCCGATTTCGATTTTCCGAACTGCCTCTTCGATGTCCCCATAAAGGCCCCAAAACGCGTCCTCCCCGAGGACGTCCGGATAGCACAACGACCGCGGAACAACCGGCCACGCGCCGAGATTGACCCCTTCTTGAATAGCAATCCCAAATGTCTCCTGAGTCGCCGAAGAAAAAACCACTTTCGCCCGGGCGAGGAGGTCATAGTATTCCTCTTTCGTCTGGCATACGTCTTTCGACCGCACAAACTGAACCGGCCAGTGGGGGTTTCGTTGCTTGAAAATTCGCTCAACAGCCCGAAAAACCTCCGGGTGTTTTTCCGGTGCCAATCGATGAGGGAACACAACGAGATTTTCTTTCGGCCTTCCCCGGCGCTCTGCGTCACAAAACACCGGGAACCGAACGAGGTCTATTTTCCCGCGAACGCCGGCCCGCGTCCGAGTCAACAAGTCCCGATGCGCCGGAGTTGAAACAAAAATTTTATCGACAAAATCAAACCAACTTTGCTCAAGCAAGTTCCCCCAAGACCCGCAACCGGAACGGGACAGAAAATCCTCCGGGTCATACGTCCCGGCATGCAAAATCCCGGACACACGAAACCGAAGGCCCAACGTGTCCCGCACATATGCAAGCATCTCCAACCCGGGGAACCATAAATCCATGAAGAAAACGGTCCCCGCAAACCCCCCGCGAATTACCTGCATGATCTCAATGAGTTGCGCGGCCTTGAACTCCATCGTCCCGAACACGTCAAGAAATTCCCCCGAGGAAATCGCATGGGTTTTTTCCGTATCACCTACAACCCGAACACGAACCCCAAGCTCTTGGAAGGCCCGCATGAACCAAGAAAACCACTGGTCAGAATACCTCTCCGGAAGGCGTTCAATCGGAACAAAAAGCAAGCCCATTTTTCACTCCCAAACAATCCCTCGGGACACCCACAACTCCGTGAGAAATTTTTGCAATTTTCGATATTCCAACTCCGCATGTTTCAACCGAAGACTCATAATCCGGCGCCCCTTCAACTGGGGATGCACGAACAACGGAACCCCAATCTTTTGCAACTCTTCCGCGGTCGCCGTTTGTCCGTGAATGATTCGGAGATTGTGCCCGTCGAACTTCGCAAGAACCCCGTACCTCTCGACCCCCGCGTAGGTCGTCGAATCGACAGAAAAAAGCGGAACCTGATGGAGGATTTGTGACTTCGTAAAGGCGAACCCATGAAGCCGAACCCCACCCTCGTAGCACATGCGACAAGCCCGCATATAATCTATCGGGTCTTCCCCCAAGCGAAAGCCTTGAATCCCCAGGTATTTCGATTTCGAGGTCGCAATCATGCGCCCCAACTCTTCCCAAGAATCGCCGGAATGAAAAACATAAATCGCCTTGGATTCAAGCCCGGCATCTCGAATCGCCTGACGAAACCCCTCTACCATTTCTTTTCCATAAATTTCTTGCAAATCCAACTCGATGAAGTAATCGAAGAGGTTGTAATGTTCCCGCAACCATGCGAGATAGTCAACAAAATATTCTCGAATCGGCGGAACGTCCCGCTTCCCCCGCTTCCGCTGAATCCCGCTCGAAACGAAATTATGGGAGGCGAAAAACGTGAACGCTCCGGAATCAATAACCCGCAAACCTCGATGCCCGGTTTCGTGCAACTTTCGCAAGGCGTGCCGAGTTGAATTCGCGTAGAAATACGACAAAAAGAGGTCGCTGTCCGGCTCGTAGTTGAACATGTACCCTTTTCCAAGGTACGTTTCCGCCCCGGCAAAAAAGATCCTCATGGTTTCGCCTCAATGATTCGCAATCTGGCCATTTGCGCGGCCACAACCGCGGCGCCGGCCCCATGTGCCACAACCGCCTCGCGAATCGAACACAGGCGGAGTTCGGCGGCCACTTCGGCCACAACGTCCCGGGGGTTGTACATGTCGAACCAAACCCAATCCGACTCCACCAACTCCCGGGTCATTCGGAATTGACAATCGAGAAAAACATTCCCAACCCACGAAGGCCACAACCGCAACGACCGGGAGGTAAACGTGACCCCGTCCCGAAGACTTTCAAAACCCTTTGTTCCGTGGTACGCCTGAAAAAATTGCCCCAACCCGGCAACGGTCGAGTTCGTCCTCAACCTCGGAAGCATTCTTTCCGGGGGTTGTCCATGTTCCCGCAAGAAATCGCCGAGGACGTTGTGTTGTAAAATCGTATCATGAGGAAGAAACGTCATCAAAAGCCACAAGACATCTACACCGGAAGCGAGAACCGGCCCGAGATTCTGGGCTTTTCCAAGCGTCCAACTATCGGAAACTTCAAGCCCTATTTCCGCAAGCGAAAGCCCGCAATCGAAAAGGTATTTTTCACCGTACTTTTCAAGGGCCCTGGCCAGCGAGATTGACGTTGTCAGGCATATCCATCGGACCCCGCGACCATGCAACGAACTCAAGACGTCATCGAGTTCCGGATGCGCGAAAAAGTCCTCATCCATGAAATGAACATCGAGGCCACGGGAAACGACATACCCAAACACCGCCTCCCTTTCTTGCTTTGACGCAACCCCAAACGGGTAGTTGGAAACTGGCACATAACAATACGGGCATTTTCCACGGCAACCGATGCTCAAATAAACCGGAATCATCGGCCTCGGATCCGGAGTTTTCACATGGGAGTCGCAATCGCACCCTTTCGCAAAACGGAACTCATGCGACAACAACGGCCACGAAAAAACGCCGGAAAGAATATCGACAGTCGGCTCCCACAATGGAAGCCGCAAATGCCGGATGAGTGGGGCGTACCCGAACACAAACACGGCCCGCCCTTCAACCCGCAATTCCCGATAAATTTGAGTCGCCAAATCAATCTGCCCGTAATCCGTCAGATCGATAAGGTAAACGCCGCCTTGAAACCGGGCAACATGTCTCCAGGTTTGATATGTCAAATCCTCAAGAATTACAACGTCCTCCCCGCAATTTCGCAACGCGGTATAAACCCAATAGGACATATAGCAAATGCCCCCGCGATTCGCCTCGGCACTCGTGGGTTGGACAATGCAAAACTTGCGGGACATCACGCGCGCTCCAACATCAAAAACTCGTTGCGTAATGCGGACGACTCGGAATACAAGCCTCGAATTGCGGAAGTAGTGAATTTCACGTCTTGCAACCGAACACCGCGGGAGGTCATGCACATGTGCTGGGCCCGAACAACAACCATGACTCCCGCCGGGTCAAGACACCGAACAATCGCCTCCGCAACTTGAGTCGTCAGGCGCTCTTGGATTTGCAACCTCCGGGCGTACATGTCGACAAGCCGGGCCAATTTCGACGCGCCTACGACCCGATCCCGCGGAAGGTAACCTATTGAAACCGTTCCGAAAAACGGAAGCATATGATGCTCACACGTCGAATAAAATTGAATGCCTGACTCGATGACCTGTTCCCGACATGCCCCCTCTAAAAAGGTTGTCGTCAAGACGTCGGACTCGTCAATCCCGTATCCGGAAAACAAGTCTCCCCACGAACGAACAACCCGCCCCGGGGTCCCCCGAAGTCCCTCTCGGTCCGGATCTTCCCCAATCGCCTCCAAAATTCCACGAACCAATGCCTCTTTTTCCATGAAAAACAACCTCAGTTTTCTCGATTCAACCCGATAAAATATTCGAATAATTCCGAAGGGATAGGCCAGGGACATTGGACTTGAACCCACGCATCTACGACCGCTCTTGACCCCGGCCGAAGGTGAGTTCCGCAAACGACCCAATGTCTCAACTCCCGGGGGTCAATCCCCAATCCGGAACCCAGAGTTTCAAAGTCGATTTTTGCCGCGGACTTCGCCGCTTCGACCTTTTGAGAAATTCCGGACAAGTACCGGCACGGGCCGCCTCCGCGCTTCGACAACGCGAGGTAAACTTCCGGGGTTAGAAGGTCGACCGAAAGCATGAGAACATCGAAAAACGTCAAGTCTTCAATCGCCCCGACTCTCCCAGATGGCACCTGATAAATCACCGTTGAAGCCGCACTATACAAGGCCTCGCTTTCAAGCGCCGCCTTTTGAAATTCCGGAAACAAATCAACGAGTTCATCAGAAATTTTCATGCACCATGTGCGCCAACTTTCGTACCCTGGGCGTATTGGTATCGGCACGCGGTCAATGAGACGAGGATATTTCACGGCGCGTCAACCCCCCACGGGTCCGAAACCCCGAATTCAGAAACACAACTCAACTTTGCGGAATCGAACACGGCTTCCGAATCGGAACCGGGACCCTCTGACCCCTTTTCAACGAAAATTCGAACCGCAACAAACCCGAAAAAAAGCACAACAACAACAGCCACAAGCGCGGCAATTTTTATATCTTCCATTCGGACCCCTCCGAACCCCAGAGTGCCTCGTTTGTTGCACGGAGGCAACCCCAAAATTTTCAACCCATGATTTCGGAGTTGCGCGAATCCAACACCCGGGGCAATATGAACCAACCCGGGACACCCGGAGAAAGGAAAAACCTCATGCTGTTAAAATTGCAACCAAAGCCGTACCTCCGCGGTCCGGCCGTGCGGAGATGGCAAGAAATTTGCCTCGCCTTGGGGGTTCCCGTCGGACCGTCCGGGCCAGACGGAATTTTCGGAACCGACACGGACACCGCGACCCGGGAAGCCCAACGGCTCCTCAACGTCCCGGAGGACGGAATCGTCGGTCCGAAGACATGGGAAGCGGCCCAACTCCGCCTGGGAGGCGGTCCTCTGGTGCCGGCGTACCCGTGGACGGTCTACCAGGTCGACGGGGTTGAGATCCACGATTGCCGCGCGGTGTTCAAGCCCCCGAAGAACTACACCTACGACCGAACCGGCCCGGTCATCTCCGGGGTCATGTTGCATCGGACCGCTTGCGTCCTCGGCGAAAACCCAAAGAGGTGGGAAAGCATCAACGCCCATGTCGGAGTTACGCTTTCCGGAAAAATCATCCTCATGCACGCCTTCACGAAAATGATCTGGCACGGCAACGGCCCCTCCCCGTCAACCGTCGGAATCGAGTTCGACGGCAACCCGGAAGGCGTCCCGGGCGTGTTTTGGAAGCCCGGAGGCGGCCCGCACGCCATGACCCCGGAACAACTTCACGCCGCCTCGGTTTTGTTTTCTTTGATGAAACGGGAGATCGAACTTATCGGCGGGAAAATGACCTACGTCCTCGCGCACCGGCAATCCTCCGAGGACCGGGAATACGACCCGGGCTGGCACTGCTGGCAAACCGTCGGCCTCGATTGGCAAGCCCGAATCGGGTTCAAGAGCCCCGTTTCCGAAACATGGAAAACCGGAAAACCGATCCCGAAAGAATGGGATCCCGCATCCCCCCACAACTTCCGCTAACTCGTTGAGATCATTTCAAAATCAGGTGGGCCAGGAATACTTGTAATATTCGACTCGCATCCCATAGAGGCGCTGGTTCGCTACGTTGGTAGCCCAAACGCGAACAAAGTACCTCCACCCGGCCTCCACCGTGTGAGCCAAAATCGCCCCGGCCGAATGCCGCGCGGCAAGAACCGGAGTGATAGTATCGAGGCCCGCCGGGGCCCCGGCCGCCCATTTGGCCCGGTAGATCGTCGCGTCCATGTTCCCGAGCGCCGTCGGAAACCAGTCCATGCGAACCGCTTGAAGAACATCCCCCGGCTTCAAGAAATCGAGAAGGGCATAGACCTCATACGCGGTCGCCGCGCCGTTATAGAGGTAATCCCCGCCGGACAAAAACAACGGCTGAGTCGGAGTCGGTCCACAAGTGAAACCCCCAACTGCATTGATTTCACGGTACAAAATCGCGGGGCTCCCGACCGTGATTCCGTTCGTAAAGTGTCCGTTCGTCCACCTCGCCGTGGTCTTTCCGAGGTTGATTGCACCGACGGGGAACACGGCAGTCTCATCCACACGGGCCCGGTTCACACCTCCGACACCGAGGTAGATTTCCCCCGCGGTTGCGCCGGCTTGGTCGGCCATGAGGATGACGTTGTTGTCCGCGTAAACCCCCGCGCGACTCGCGACTCCGGTCGAAACGAGGTCCGCGGTCCCCGTCGCTTGAACGAGGACATTCGTGCCGAAAATATTGGAGGTGTAAATGTTCGCGAACTTATGAGTCGCATCGCCGAGGTTCGCCCCGCCGTCAACTTCCGGCATGAAAGTACCCGTGAGGCGATTGTCCCCGTTGTACCGCATACGCCCGAGGATTTCGTAAATCAAACGCGCATTCCGAGTCGCCTGGGACACGTTCCCGGGAAGCGTGAGGGTTTCCGCAACCGGGGACGGGAACGGCCGAACCGAAGACGCCTGACCGCACCCAATCGCCTGATCTCCAGCCGTGCCAGCCCCGGGCGGTTTTTCACCAAGAATGAGGACGAGTTCATTCCACCGGTTCACGCCCTGATTTGCCGCAAGAACGCGCCCATCTGCGAAGGTGTCCACCGTCGCCGGGTGACTAATCGCGTTCACCGGATGCCCGGAGGTGTTGACGTGGTCATTCAACGCCGTGAGGAGTTCTTCGTCGTGCAATTGCAACGACGCCGCGGAGATGCTATACGGGGCGCCTACGGACGAATCCCCGCCAACCCGCAACCCGCCCTCCACGGAAGCGAGGTCCTTGACGATTCCCGCAAGGTATCCCCCGACGGAGTCGTCATAAACGCCGGCGTCGACCGTGTCCCCGTTCGCCCAGGTTTCGGTCGCCCCGCCGGCGGACACAAGCCGGGAACCGGGGACCCCCTGAGTTTCCATTCGGCCGAGGTCCGAAACGATTTTCTGAACTACTTCGTGGACGTTGTCCCCGGTCGCGTCGAGCTGCCGGGCCCCTTCCCATTGCCACTCGTTTTCCGTGGCATGACCCCCGAGGCCGATTTGATGGGCCCCGTCATTGGCGCCGGTCGGGAGGTCCGGGTCCGCAAGGTTCACGGGAATCGTCGAAACGATGGCGCCGAGCTGCTGGAGGCCCGCTTTCGGCGAACCGGCAACGACGGACACGCCGGACACAACTGCCCGGTAATAGTCCTCCCGCCGGGTGAGGTCGATGTCCGCCGCATCAATCGCGGTCGCCCCGGCCTCGAACCAAATATCCGCGAGCATGACCGCAGTCGTCAACACGCCGGCCCGGGCCAATATGGCGCGGTCCGCAATGGGCCCCTTCAATCCGAGATGCAAAAAGAACTCAACGGACTCGGTTTGCGTGAACCAGATCGGCATTCCGTGCCCGTCCGTCCGAAGGTCGGAATTCACCACTTTTCCGCGAACGAAAAGCGAACACCAGCGCCCTTCCCCGGGAAGGAGGTCGGTGTACGTCGGGTTTCCGAATTCGTCCTGATCGCAAGCGACCGTCTGGGCAATGTCGAGGTACATGCGGGACCCGGAGTCCTGATCCCGGGCAACACCAGCGGCAACGATGACAGAGGTTGACGCGGGCCCGGTCGGGGACACGTTCAACCCGGAAAACGCCCCGTATTCCGAGATGTCTTTCGCGAGGTTTTTTTCCGCTTGTTCCGTCCATGTCGTCCCCTCGTTCATGTCGGTTTCAGTGACGACCTGATCATAGTACCAAGTATGTTTTTTCATCCCGTCCTCCTCAATGCAAAATCGTATTTACGCCAAGCTCCGACCAGGGGAGTTGCCAATGGTCCGGAACAAACGGCGCCGCCGGCTCTTCGATTTCGATTAGGTGTGTATGCCCGGTTTTCATCCGGTCAACAATCCACCGAACTTGAGTCCGTTCGGTTTCGGAAAGCGCCCGGTCAACCGCAATCGAAAACGAAAACCTCCGGGAAAGAATCCCTGTATTGAGGATGGTTGTCAAGCCGAGGTTCGTACGCCCCGGAATTCCAAGCAACCAACCATGCCCCCAATAGTAGATAAAATCGATTGTGACAAACCCGAAAAAGAACCGCAGCGCCGCAGCAATTCCCGCCTCGGTCCCGCGTAATTTGTGGAGGTCTACAAGCACCTCAAGCAAGGTCCTCCGCGTGCTTTCCGACAACCCAAGAAATGCGAATTGATTTCCGTACATTTCAAGCAACGCGTCAACGACCGCAACCGGCGCACTGGCCGGATTTTTCGAGATGAGGTATTCGTCCAAATCGGAAAAAAGTTGGTCAATCACCTCTTGAAAAATCGCGCAAACCGTCTCGAATTGCCCTTCCCGATTCGCGTCCTCTTGCCGCACATATTCGGGGAACAATTCGAAAAGCCGCAACCCGCGAAGCGGGGAAACCTCCGGAGAAAATCCGACAAACACAACCTCCGCCGGGTTCGGAACTATCACGTTCCCCCGGATGTCTTTCACGTCCCGAACGTGCAAGGTATACCGGGCCCCCGGCGTCATGGATTGCGACAACGACAGGACGACGGTTTCACCCGTGCCGAGCCCGACGGACGCAACAGAGGGGACGTACGCCGGCGCCTTGCGGGTTTTGCAATCGGCCTCGTCAACCGTCAACCAATAGTTCGCCGGGTCGAGGATCGAATCGTCGAATTCCTCCCCGTCTTGACGCAAAACGAACTCTGGTTCTTCATGTCGCAACGCCCGCGAAAAGGCCCGGGTCGAAACAAGCCCGGAGGGCTGCGTTGCCGTCGAGGTCAAGGTGTACGTCCCCGGAACCGTACCAAAGGCCAGCCGGGCAACTTGCCGGCCGGTTTCGCAACGGAGGAGGTCATTGGCCCCGCCGAAGAAAACCTCCATGCTTCCGGATTGCTTTTTCGAATACAACCACGCGAACCCGTTCCTCGCGTAGCATCCCGCACCATGCGGGGAAAGTACCGAGTCAAGCGCCGCGGCCGTCGTGATCTCGTCCGTCGTATCCCATGGAACAACAACGGACACCTTGACCCCGTCAACGGCAACATGGAGGGCTTGACCACCTATCAGGTTGTATCCGCCGGCCTTCGTCGCCTTAACCCACGGATAAGAAATCGGACTCAGCCTCCACGCGCCTCCGGAAAGCGTCAAGGGGTCCGAACCCCAGGGGAACGCTACGGACACAACAGAGGGGCCGGAAACCACGTCCTGGGCGTATGCAACCGACAACGTCCGGCGGTCCGTCGGGGTTGCGGACACGAGGACCGGCCCATTTGCGTCCTCCGTTTCAAACGACCATGAAGCGGAACCGGGCGCCCCGTCGGACCCAAGAAACGACACCGCAACCGCGAACGTCGAAAGCCCGGGCATCCCTTCGGGGTCGAGGGCAAAAAGAATGCGGTTCGCCGTATACGGGAACACCGCGGAACGCGGACCGGAAAACCCGGGTTGAATGACCCCGCCGGACACCGCGGAAACCCCGTTGACAGTTGCGGACACCGAGGCGAGATTCGGGGTTGCGCCCCCCGTTGCATAGTAGACCTCGAAAATAATCAATCCGTCCGTTTCGACACCGACCGCCCCCGCCTCCGGGTCCGCATTCATGACAACCGGAAAATCGAAATGAAAATCCGTCAAGGAATCGAGGTGAACAAACCCTGGTCGAAGCATTAGACCGCCCCAAATTGCAACTGAAAAACGAGGGTCTTTCCGACAATTTCCGCGGCCGGAAGAAACACGGTGAGCCGCTTGTTCCGCCGTGTGACAAACCGCGTGAAAATTTCCGTCTCAACCATGCCCGCAACCGTCACAACCTGAAAAATCCACGCGAAGCCGGCCGGGGGCGTGTCCGGGGCTTGAATGACCGCCTCGAAACGGAGGCCATTGTCCGGCAACGCCGCAACAGGTTGCGAAATCCTCGCATAATCGCCAACCCGCCAGCCAAGGAGTTCGGTGTATGTGTTCCCCGCCTCAACATACGTCGAATCGGCAAGACCAAATTTCGGGCCAGCCTCATCCCCCAAAGCGAACAAGAAACTCCCGCCGCCGGGAATGGAATTCGGGCCCGCGTTTTCGCGCCTTCGTGTGAGCCCAAACCGTGAAAAATCTAATAAAAACGGCATGTTACGCCTGCTGCACCAGTCCGATATGGTCGAAGTAATACCGGCGCCCGGCCTCGGTCGTTTTGAACATGAATCCGGGATACCCGGAGGTCAGCGGAACCGAGCCGGAATTGACCCCGACGGAATCGTCAATGAAATACCCGTCGGAAAATTGACCTACCCAGCCGTCCGAAAAGACAACCGGCTCCCAAACCCACGCCGCGGGGTTGTCCAACGGATGCGACAAGAGGTTGTTTTTGTACACCCGAAGGACAACATCCCCCGACGCCTGAACTATCGCATCTAGGCGGAGATGAAGCCATTCCCCTTGGGAAAATCGTTCCGAAGACGTCCGGAGGATTTTCGTGCCGGTTCCGTCGGAAGGAATGCCAACCCCGACGGCGCCCTTTGCAAGAACAATCCGGCCGGGAGTCGCGTCCTCGATCCCGAGAAGATACCCGGCATCTCCGACATTCGCGCCCGTGGCGCACAAGAAAAGCGCCCCGGAGAACCCGGAAGCCCCGCCGGAAAGCCCGCGTTGAATGCAACCCGTGATCTGGCCCCCGGAGGGCATCGGGGCGAACCCAACAATCTGCGGAACAACCCCGACGGCCGCATCAACTCGCTGAATCGCGTTGAAGCCGAAACACGCCAAGCCGCCCCCTGGCGGAGGCGTATGTCCGAAAGTCGCATCCCGGAGGATGGTAACGCCGGCCCAGCCGGTCCCGTCCGCCGAACCCGTCATAATCGCCCAGTCACTTCGCGCCATCTCTCGACTCCTTCCGCCCGGAAATTTCCCGGACCGAATCGACCAACACAACCCCGAGGGACATCGCGAAAAATCCCGACCCACAAACCGCGGAAACCGCAATCGAGGTCACTTCCGGGCCCCCGACAATGCACACAACACCGAGGACGTTCAACACGCCCACAAGAAAATCACTCCGCATCTTTTCCCCCTTGTGAATCGGTCCGTTTTCTATCCCGTCCCGGACGTTGAAAGAAGTATTCCCCCGCGTATCCCGTGACCGCAACGGACACAACCGCAACGATTGCCCAGGCCGCGGTGTCCCCGGGAATCACCCTCGCGAGTGACCCGACCCAGATTGCAACAATCGCAACCAAGCAAACAACGAGTTTTCGATAACCCAAAACAAAGGAACTCATCGGTCTTTCCGCCCTTGTTCTTCGCCAGATTTGTACGCCTTCCACTCCAAAATGAGGTCTAATTTCTTTGCTAAATCTTGCAAAACCTGTTTGTTTTCGCGGAGTTGCAAACTTACGGATTGAACGCTTTCTTGGAGCCCGGAATGCTTCACCGAGCATTCCGAGTTCCGCGCGAAGTCCGCACGCATGGCGCCGAGGGCGTTCGTCAATGTCTCGTTCAAAAACACATACCTCGCCTGATTTTCCCGTTGTTCAAGCCGCATGTCTTCAACGACTTTCACAAGCTCCGCCCTATCCGCCTTCGCTTTGTCGATTTCTTGCAACCGCTCCGCGGCAACCTCAAGCGTCGAATCGGTCCGATCCAACGCCTCACGAAACCCGGTAACATTCGACCGCCAAATATAGACCAACAACCCAAGAACAACCCCACCAACAACCCCGGCAATGGTCGTAGTCAACGACACAACAGAGCTTTCCGTAAGTGCAAGAAAAAGCGGGGAGTCTACCATGTTTCAAACCCCTCGTAGGTGTTGACCCCGGCGTCGAACAAACACACAACACCGGGGTTGAAAACATCGGAAAAAACGGACCAGATGAAATCGTCATACCCGGACGAAATCCCGGGATGAAAAACCGGGTCCCATGCGGTCCACTCGAAATCGTCCCCGCAAGAAACCAACCAACCCGGGCTCCATGTGTCGACAAGCCCGCCGAAATCGAACGACTCATAAAGCGTTGTCCACCGGTCGAAAAGCGCCGGCGCTCCCGTTGAAATGTCCGAAACAAACTCCGCCCATGTGAACAAATCCCAGGGGTCTTCAAACTCTCCGAAACCCGCGATAATGCACGCCGCCGCGGAAGTGTAAACCCAACCCGTCGCCTCCCATGGAGTCGAGGGGTCGGGGGACATTTCAAACGACGGATTGACAATCGGCATTAGTCACTCCACTTCGACGCCCATTGAATGCTTGCATCCGCCCCGGAAACCGTGGCCCGGAGGGCTTTGTAGCACCCGGCAAACGGGACATCTATCGGGGCGCCTTCGCTCATGGCGACCGTTTGAAGCGAATCAATCGGGACCCAGTTGACGCCGTCTAAGGTTCCGTCTATCGACACGTCCGCCGGCGCCCCGGGAATGACCATAGGCATCAGAATCGCCACGTCACAACCCGCAACTGCGCCATATTCAAGGATCCCAAGCGGGGAAAGACTTTCGAGATTGCTGTAGTGCTGTCGCATGCTGCCTCCTAAAAATTCGTTCCCGTGTCCCCGTCCACAAGTACCACGGATCCAAGAACCGGAAACTGCCTCGGCCGGAGCGGAACATCGCCTACCAAGCCGTTCAAATACACCGGGCCCAACTTCCGCACGCCGGCCGCATCTCGGAGGACGTTGTACGCGTCCGAATACGGCAATGCGGAATCTGTCGACCCGTCCGCGGAAACGTACGAACCCCCGAACTGAACCGCGGGGTTCTTGTCCCCACTCGGGAGGGTTATGGCAAAGAACTCTTCAAGCGCGGTCCGAAGTGTCTCACCAACAACCGCCGGGGAAAACCCCGGCTTTCGGTACACCTTCGCCACAAAATCAACCTGGAGGTATTGGGGGGACATGACCACAACGCGGAACGTGATAGGCGCCGGCTTTTCAACCGTAACCTTGTCGAGAACCGCGGCCTTGAGGACCGTCGACGGCTCTCCGCCCCCTTCGGGAACTACCAACAAATGCCCCTCGTTTTCTTGAATTCCCGGGTCCTCGTTCGAGGTCAACATGCACGCCCGGGCAACCCCCGCGACCTCTTCCGCATGCGCCACAAAATCCGGGTTTGAAACGGAGCGGTTTTGCGCGCGAAAACTCTCCGGAATCATGCGGCCCGCTTGCTTCGCCGAAATGCGGTCATTTCCACCACTCGCCGCCTCCGGGTTTGTGCAAGTCGCAACAACCGCAATCCCTGACATGTCCCGAATTGTATTGAGGATCTTTATCACGGTGTTTTTCGCGACATTCCCGGAAGCCCCGCCGCCGGTCTTATAAGCGACCGTCAACGGGTTCGAAGGGACCTGACCCATGACCCCGTTTCCGAAGCGAAGCTGGGCCCTTCCGGCCGCATTCACAACAACCTCAAAGTCCCGATCTGTCGGACCGCTTCGAACGAGGGTGCTTTTTTCTGTCCACACGAAACCAAGGGAGTCGACAACCGAAGAAATCCGGATGAACGGAACGGAAGACAACCACACAACCCACCACGCCTCACCGTTCGGAACAACCGTTTCCTCTTTCGATTGGACGTTTTCAACTCCGACCGTTGCGGAAACATCCCCGGCCGGAATTACCACCTCTGCAACCGATTGAAATTCCACCGAATTCTCACCCTCAGTTGAGAACCGCGTCCCCGCGGGAATCGTAACTCCCACCGGCGCAACGGCCGGTAAAGTGAGAAGAACATCCGCCGTTGCGGCTTCTTGTAAAGGCAGGTCAACGCCCAAACTTCGGGCGATGTAAAGAACGCTTTGCAACAATTCGGCTTCACTGCTAAACGACTCCCGATAATTCGCGTCATTGTAGTAGTTCGCGACGTCCCCAACAAACGCGAAGGCGTCAAGCATCATGTTTGCAAACGAGGCGGCGCGGTCAACCGGCCAATCCGGAAAGACCGTCAACACAAGCCCGCGCAAGCGAACCTGCAACGCCGCGAAATCTTTATCCGTATAAGTCGACATCCGGCCTCCCAATCCGAACCTATCACGGTTCAACTGGCAGAGTCAAAGAGAGGTTCTTTTCCCGGCCATATTGCAAATCAATCCTCATGGCCCCACTTGAAACGACAACCGAAACGACACGAACCCGGCCGGCCCCAAGGTATCGATTGAAAGCCTCTTGCATTTCCGCAGTTACTTCCGTAGAATCCACCGTTTCCCGGTCGTGCCGAAGGTATTCAACCAAAGTTCCGAACTCCTGATCCCAGGCGATTTCGCCGGCAATCTGCCGGGTCCGCTTGCGTGTCATCACAAGCAACGTCACCTCGGCCAACAACGCCTCATCCTCCGTCTCCGGCGCCCAAAAATCCCCCGTTGAATCGAAACGAAAAGGGTTTGAAAAAATGGTCATGAAGACCTCCGAGGTCCCGGTTCCGGCAATTGCATCTCGCAACAATCGCAGGTCCGTTTGCATTTGATACGACACGGGCAAAAGGGAGAGGTCATGCGCCCGCCATCCTCCGCAATTCGTCTTGAAGAAAGACAAGCGCGGAATCGAGTGCTTCGAGGTCTTCAACACCGGCCGCGGAAAGCCCAAGCGGCCGGGCCCCGATGAGTTCAAGAAACGTGTCAATGATCTCCCCGACCAACAAAAGCGGCTCCAACATCTCCGCAAGTCCAGCCTTCGCTTCCGTTTCTTGCGCTTCGATTTCTACCACAACTGCCTCAAGGTTCGGGTCGAGTGAAACCGCCGCTTCAACCTCGGCCTTTCGTTCCGCAATTGCAACAACCGCCGCAATCTCGTCCCGAATTATCTGAATGAGATCAATAAGAACCGCGCACATGTCCCGCACCAAAACGGGAACAGAAACCTGCGGCAACAACGACAAGAGGCGAGTCGCGTTCACCGTGATTTCCCGCAACCTCGAAACGAATTCCGCCGGGTCAACGGGAATCGCCGGCGCCGCTTCAAGCACTCGTTTTATTCCCAGCGCGAAAGTCAAGAGGTCGAGAACGGCTTTCAATGGCGCCGTCAATGCGGCAACCTGATCCATGGCTCGGTGATACGCCTCCGACCCGTCAAGACCGGAAAACGAAACGGACATGCCTCCGGGAATTCGAATCGTTTTCATATCGGCTTTCCCCCAGGCGATACCGGCCGGCCTTGCAACGTCAACAACCCCGCGCGCAATTCAAGCAACCCGACCGCCTCAATCTTGACGTGCGTCAACGCGCGGATCTCAACAGTGTTCGTTTGCCCGTCAAGAATGATCTCGTTCTGTCCGGGAAGCATGGCCGAATAAATTTTCACCTTCCCCTGGCCCGTTTCCGTCGCCTCTACGAGGATGCGAAAATCCCCGAAACCGAGCAACCACTTTGTGAACGCGCCCCGGACTTCCGGCGGGGTTTCCCCCGCGGACCCGCCGGCCGGTTCATACCACGGCGAGTCAATGTCCCCGGCTTCGAATTGCACAAGAACCTGGGACCCCTCCGGGGGAACCCCGAAAGACCCGAAGGCAAACGCCGCCCCAAATATCCCCTTCGGCCGGGCCCAGTTGCTGTACGGTTCGCAAATGCCGGGAATGGACACCCGAACCCGGCCGGCTTGCAACGGGTCCTCGACAGAAAAAACCGTCCCGAGGTAAATTCCGAACAACCCCTCGCTCATTTCTTGACTCCCGACTTCGGCCCGAATCGTTCCATAAACCGAGTGAAACTTGTCGGCTCTTTTCGTTCCACGGTTTCAAGAGTCCCGTATTGGTTTCCAATGATTCGAACCTCGGTTTTTCTTGTGTCCGGAGCCCCGGCCGTTCCCGGTTCCCCGGCGGCCGTTGTCCGATTCACCGCCCCCTTGACCTCCTTCGCCTTGTCCCCCGCTTTTTTCGCGCTTGTTCGCGTCAACGTGAGGGCTTGCGTGAAGCCGTCCGTTGCTTGTTTGTGGGCGACTTTCCTTGCGTACCATTTCCCGTCATTTATGGCCCCAAAATTCGCCAACTCTACCACGTCACCAACTACGAGATCCCCGATCCCGACAATCGAGAACTCGATTGATTGGACGTCTTGCTTTCCCCGCCAAATCCCCGCGGCCTTTTGCGGCTTTCCGGAGGGTGTATAGACGGTTTCCTTGTGCTTCGCCGGAAGCATTTTCGCCTCCGGGAAAAGGGTTTCCGCTTGCGTCTTTCCGGACGAGAACTCCATTGTCCCGTATTCGTTCGTAACTAGCCTGGGGGTCCCGCTTGTCGACCGTGCAAACCACGGGGGTTTTACCGTCGCCGTTTCCGGTTTCGTTTCCGCTTTGTTCACCGTCGCAACGCCCTTTACCTCGTCCGGTTTGCTTCGCGTGAACTGAAATTTTACCGTCGGGGTCCCAATGACAACGCCGGGCTGGGACGGGTCCGACGTTCCCCGAAAAACCAACAACTTCCTCGGGGCGCCCTTTGTGTCCCGACTTCGCCAGTGGAGTTGATTGTCGACCCAAAACGCGAACCCGAACTCTTGCGCCAAGCGTTGCAAAAACCGGGCATTCGGCTCGAACTGTTGCCGCGTCAAAAAGACCATCTCATCCGGCGCTTGGATGTCCGGATTTTCGAACCCCATTTCCGCGGAAATTTTCTTGACAATATCCGTAACCTCTTCCTCTTCCCAAATGCGCTTGACGGGGGTCTGGTCGCCCTTCCACATCTCCCCGGTCGCCGTCAATGTCCAAACCAAGAAACCGGAAATTTCTTTGATTCGAAACTTGCGAGGCGGTGTCAAATTTCCGGGGTCCCCCCATTGCATAACGAAGGCGTCCGCTTGAAACACTTCCGGGATTTCGAAAAGCGCGAGGTCGTCATTGTCAACCTCCAACTTCAAAAAGTCCTGGCCGGAGTCGACGTCATCATAAGACAACGATTTTATCCGGTTCGAAATCGCCCGAACAAGGGGCTCATCTTTCGGGGAAACCGCCTTGAGGAGAATCATTACCATGCCTCATATTCGGGCTCCCGCGCGGGGTCCTCAAGGTACAATTTCACAACCCGAACGGACGGCACATAAACCACCTCGCCGGCTTGAAATCTCACCGTAGGATCTACAATCGGAACCGGTTGAAAATCCCCGATAATCCAATAAAGCAACGCCGGACTCGGAAGGTCTTCCCCGTAATACTTCGCCGCCAAGCCCCACAACGTATCTCCGGACTTGCAAACATGCTTGACCGTATCGAAAAACTGACGGTACTTGAAGCGCCCCCGCGGCAACTTTTCGAGGTTTCCATTTACGGTTTTGTCCCAACAAAAAGCATATCGGCTCATGATTAAACCAAGTCGTTTCCGAGGTATCTGACGTCGTTGCTCCAATACAAAAACTGGGGGTCGACAAGGAGTTGAACTTTCACTGTCCCGTGCGTCATGTGAAGCGACCGCTGGAAAATTTCGAGGTTGTGCTTCAACGAAGCGACCCGAACGGAGGCGGTCACAACCCCCGGCCACACGAACCGACACCGAGGCGGTTGCCCACCTACCCAGCCCGGAAAATCGCTTTGAATCGGAAACACAAGCGAGTCGAGGAACGCCATGTAATCTTTCACGGTTTCAAGCGCCCTGGCCCGCCCAACTTTCCCTTTTCGTTGAATCAAATTTGCGTTCAAGACAAGCGAAAAATCCCAGGTGATTTGGTCCGTTCCTCCGAAGCTCAACGGGGAATTCCCCATGCCCAGAATGTCCCGCCGGGTCCACTTCGCCCCGAGGGCTTTTTCAAGTTCCGTCGGATTGATAAAGAACCCGCCGACCTCCATTGTCTCCATGTTCTTCAAGTACGCCATGACCGGCTCAAGCGCCAAGCCTTCGGCCGCCGTCGGGGACCGCGTCACCTCGTTGTCAAAGGTGGAAACCATCACGCACCTCCGAAGCCGGTCCAGACCGGAATCACGGGCCTCATCTGCTCTTCTTTCTTCGCGTCCGTGTGCGTCATCACGGCCTCCGCAAGAACTCGCCCGTCAACATTTATCACGGCTTTACCCGGGGGATTCACGACCTGAACAATCGGGGCCCGGCCGCCGGCGCCGCCGCCCTTCGCCTGTGCGCCCACCGTGGCGCCAGAAGGTGTCACGGCCCCACCGGGAACGGCGGAACCGACCACAGGGGCCGCCGGGGCGCCCCACGGGGAAGACCCGAGGCTCACCGGTGCAAACGCCTCCAACCTCTGGACCTTGCCGCTTCCGAAAATGTTTCCGGCGGCATTCACAATCCCCGATTTCATTTGCGAGCCGACGTCCGCAATTGCGCCCCCGACATCCGAAACAAAATCTCCGATGTCCCCCGCGATGTCCTTCAACCCGTCGACCGCGTCTTTTATCCATCCCAACTTGGACTCAAACCACTTGAAAATCGGCTCCCAGATCGCTTTCAAAAACCCGCCGATTACTTCAAACGCCGTGCCAAGAAACCCAAGGTTTTCAATGAGCCGGCCGATGGTGTTTTCCCAAACCATGCGGAAGAAATCGACAAACGAACCCCAAACCGAAGAGATCCCCCCGATGACCCAATAGAAAAAGTTCCCCATCTGAGTGAAGATGAACTTCCAACCCTCATAAATCCCGTTGAGGACGAACAAAATTCCCCGGCCTATCGCTTGGAAAAATGCGCCGAAGTCCGTAAGGAATGCCTCCCACTCCGCCCGGGTAACTCCGAACATCGAAAGGAACCCGAAAACTACGCTATCAATGACGCTCCAAACAATGGACAAAATCGCGGCTCCGAATTGTACAAACGCCGTCAAAATTTGCGCGATTCCCCCCTTGAAATCGCCAGTGAAAATCCGAATGAAACCCTTCACAATCTCAACAATCATGTTGAACTTTGCAACGAACACGGCAACGATTGCGGACAACCCGGAGATGATGACCCCAAGCATTGCCGCAATGGCCCGCAACATCCACGCGATAGCGTACCCGGTCGCCCAGCCAATCGCCCCGAGGACCTTCATGGGCCCGATGACATTGTCCTCAAGCAACCCAAGCTCCCCGAAGGTGTCCTCGAAAATCCGACCAATCCGGGAAAACATTTGTCCGATGGCCTCGAACTGTCCTTTGATCGGTTCCAAGATGTCCCCGACCGCGGAAAATCCAACCAACATTCCGCCGATGAGCCACTTGAACGCCGTCGCCAAATACCACACGCCCTGGACAAGGGAATAAACCGTTTCGTTCATGACCAAAAACTCGGCCGTCGGTCCGCTTATTTCCCCCGTCAATGCGAGTTGCTTCAACGCGGAAAACAAGTAGTAAACCGACTGAGTCGCGTTGTCGACCCACTCCGTGAACCCGCCCCAGTTTTCTTCGTACGCCCGTTTGAGAATGTACAACACCGCAACTACCCCGGCAACCGCCGCGGCAATGGGGAGGATGACCGGGGCAAGCGCGGCAAATGCGGAAACCAACCCGCCTACAACGGCCTTTCCGAAAAGCAAGAGGACCCCGAATGTCGCCTTGAGGGCGATAATTTTCGCGATGACAATCGCAATCGTTGCACCCACAAGCGCCAAGCCCGCGACCAACTGAATGAGCCACGGGGCCCGCCGGGCAATCGAGGTGAACATGTCAACAAAGGCCTGCTTCACTTTCCGAATCACGGAAAGCACCGGTTGAAGGGCCCGGCCGATTTCAATCCGCATCACCTTCACGGAAGCCTCGTACCGCTTCGTCTCCATGCGGCTCGTCGCCATCATTTTCCCGACCGCATCCTCCGTCGAGCCGGTTTTCGAATTCATCTGATCCATGATTTCGGTGAACTTTTCCGCTTGCGCGCCGGTCAAGGACATTACCGCGGACATCCCCTGAACTCGGCCAAACAAGCGGGCGATTCCCGTTTCACTTCCCGCGAGGCGAACCGCGGTATTGATGTCCTGAAGGAACTTTCCGAGCCCCTTTTCGCGCAACCCGGACATGGAAAATTTCAAATCAATTCCGCTCTTCTTTTCAAGTTCCTCGACCGTCTTCATAACTCCGGGTTCTTGTCGCATGACCTCGGTCATGATTGACCGCAACCCGTTCATGGCCTCGGAGGTGGTTCGGCCGCCCAAAGTCAAGGCCGCCGCGGAAGCCGTAACTTCCTCCAACGACACGCCGGCCTGATACGCGAACGCCGCAACTTGACCGATCTCCCGGGACAATTCCCCGATGGTCGTTTTGCCTGCCCGCATTCCGACGAACAAGGTATCCGAAACCCGCCCAACATCCGCCGCGGACATCCCCCAAGAATGGAGGATTGTCGTCAACCCGTCCATTGCCTCGGCGGCCGTTGTCACGCCGCCTACCGCGAGTTTCATGGATTGATCCAGAAGCGCCGTGGAATCGGCCGCGGAAGTGAACCCGGACGAGATCGCGGTATAGAGGGACTTCGTCATGTCCGCGGGGAGTTCCCCGTACTTCAACGACATGGAAATGAGCGAATCTTCGTAGGCTTGCATGTCGACAGAGGCGCCGATGAGGAGCGTTGACGCTTCCGCCATGCCGGCCTCGAAGTCCGCGAAATCGTTCTTCATTTCCTTCATGAGGTTGATTGCCGCGACCCCATGCGCCGCCGCCTTCGCGGCCGTTTCCATTTCGAAAAACGACTTCTGAACTTTCGCGGCTTCCTCGGCGCTATTTTCCCCGAGTTTATCCATGCCCTGATTGATTGTGTTAATCGTCGGAGTGACGCCGTTTGTGGCCGTGAAATTGTACCCAAAATTCCAAGAGTTCAACATGCGGGACGTCCTCGGTCATTTCGTCTTGCTGGCCCGGTATTCGGCCTCCCGCTGAGATTTTATCCGATCCGCCAACCATTGCAACTCGGACCATGTACACTCAGCGGTTTCGTTCCAAGAAATCGGCAACCCGCTGCCTACCAAGGGAACCCACGCCACGGAAAACCGCAGCTCCCGCATTTCATCCTCACCCGGAACAAGACCTAGCGCCGTCCCCCCTTCAAGAGGAAAAAAGACTTTTGCATTGGCACCTCCCCGGGGAACGTGTTCCCGCAGAACCCGCAGGTGAATTCCGCGGCCGTGTCAACGCCGAAAGATTTTTCCTCAATGATGTCAATCAACTCGCCGCCGATGTCCAGGTCGATGTCCCCGAGCCACGCTTCGAGTTTCCCGCCTTCGTAGGTGGTTTCCCCGACGGTCACGGAAAGGAGTTTTTGCCGAAGGGACCGGATCAAACTCGTCTCCGGTTCGGCCGGAACCTCCGCCCCCTTTTGCCTCACGGTCGACATTCGTTTTTCCGCGGTGTTCGCCAGCGCCTGGGCTTCGTCCGCCGTCGGAACGATGACAACCGCGGACCCGAGTGAAAACGAAACCGGAATCCGGTTTTTCCCGATCTTCAGCTGTTCGAAAAGCTCCTCCGGAACCGGCTTCCTCGTAATCGTCGAAACGTCGAAAGGGACCTCGACTTTTCGCTTGCACATTGCACACGTCACGGAGAACGGGTACGAACCCCCAAGCGACAACGCGCGCCACGTCCAGAGGGCGTCGTAAAGGTCCCCTTCGTAAACCCGCCCCCAGGACCACTCGGCCGGATAAATTCCGGGGTCAATAACCCGAATCGTTGCATCCGTAAACACCCGCAACAACGCCGGAAGAAAGCCCCGCCCAACGGCCTTGAGCAACGTGTCCATATCGGACAACTTCCACTTTCGAACCTCAAGAACTGCGCCAGTCAACAAAGTGATTTCCATTTCAAACCCCTCCTCCCCACAACCTACCTGACCATTTCACCGGAGGCAACCGAAAAATTTTCAAGAAAAAACCTGAATGATTTTCAACGACTCGAAAAAACCTGAAAATTTTTTCGTTTCGAGGCTTGACAAAATGCCGGACTTGTGGGAAAACGAAATTATCGGGGACGGAATGACCCAACCCCGCAGGAACCAAGGGTTCCGGAAAGGCTTCTACCATGTCCAACAAAATCCAGATCGAGAACAACGGCCGCGTCCTCTTCGTCGTCATCACCGGGGACCGCCAGTTCTGGCACAACACCCTCCCCTCCTACCCGGTCAAGGAAATGCGCTCGAAAGACGAAATCACTCAGCATTTCGGCGAGCTTTTGAATTCGTGTTCCGACGGTGATCTGTCCGAAGCCGACGGCTGGATTGATTGTTCGGAGATGGTGCTGGTCCGCATTTCCAAAGACGGGACCCACAAGGTCCTCGACGCCTTCACGGTCCGCACCAAAGAAGCCACAACCCTGGCCCTTGTTCGGTCGAAAATGACCCGAATTCGGGACAAATCCCGGGCTTTCGAAACCGCCCAGGCCACGTTCAACCAGACCGTTGAAACCCACGGGCTCCTCTATACCATGGAGTGGCGCGGCGCCATGGTCGCCCATGCCAAGGGTTATTCCGAGGTCTATTCCCGCATCTGCAAGGCCGCCGACGTTTCCGGATTCATCGGAAAAAGACGCCGCCAAGACCCTG